TAGGCGAAGGAGCATTCATTCAGGCTGATCCCGGCGAAACTCACCCTGAACTCGCCGAGAGGATTCTGGGAGAAAAGGTTGTTTCGCTTGATGAACTGAATGCCGATCCTTCGCTTGCCGACAGAGTTCTCGAAAATCCGGAGATTCATCTTCAGCAGGTGATTGACAAGGCATGGGAGTTGAAGGAAAACTCTATGGCCACACAGGGAGGCCAGATACCGGAGCGGATCGAAGATCTGTATGAACGCAATCTGATGAAGTCCGGCAGAGGGTTCGTTACTCCCGATGGGAAATTCCTTAGCCGTACGCAGGCCCGTGCATGGGTCAGGGATAATGAGCCGGAAGTGTATCGCATGTGGAGTTGGGTGACTAAAGACGAGAAGGCGGAATTTCATTCCGATGACTACAACCAGGCACGCACACGATTGGCGAATCTGACTATCGCTTCCGGGGATCCCGAGTTCGATACCGTTTCGCCGGATAGCCGCCGGCGTCTTGCAGCAGCTCGCGAAGATTTGAATGCTATCAAGGCTGGAGACGTGAGTACTGGATATGGGAAAGCGGTAATCCGAACCCTGTTCGTTGGGCAGAGAGACTCTCGCATCGCGCTCGCTTCTCAGATTCGGGACCAGATACAGAAGATCATTCCAGATTTCCGCGACCAGGAGGCATTGAGTTTCCTCCGCGATTACAAATCGGACCCAGAAACATTGCGCAGGGAGTTACAAGAAATCCAGGCAGGATCGGACGAAAAACTAAAGGCTCTCATTCCTTCGATAGAGATAGCTTTAGAAGCATTGACAGGTCAATCTGCAGATATGGTGACCCTTTACCGAGGAGAAGAAATTCCAGGATCCGGTAAGCCAATACCGGAATGGATCAAGCAAAGCGATAAATATAAAGAGCAACAAGAGGCATTCGGACGCTGGTTCACTCCTAGCCTAGAAGATGCAAAATGGTATCGGGATGAAGCTGGTGAGCATGGTCGCATTACTTCGTTACGGATCAGCAGGGAAGAACTAGACAAGTACAGCGCACGTAATAATCCAGATGCAGCGAAATATATACATCACACAAAGATGTCCGGCCCTGATGCCAAAGATGAATATTTTTTGCCGAGAGAGATTGCTTCTAGGGCACAGGTTTACGATGCAAATATTTCTATGCATTCCAACCTTCTCAGGGCCGATCAGTTGATGACAGCTTATTATTCGGCGGCGCTCAATGAGGGCCGCGAACTGGGAATTCTTGAAAGCGGCATCCCTGCAGAGCGCTACGTGACGCATGTGCTGATGAAGACTCCCGAGCCCGGGGAGGAACCGTCCCGCGTTGGACGTCCGCGCATTGCGACCAGGACTCCGTATTCTATCGAGAGAACCTATCCAACTATCCTGGACGCACTGAAGACGGGCAGAGTTGACGCTCGCACCGTCAATGCCGTGGATGCTTTATCGGTTTACGCCGACCGGTATTCAACCGCAGCGGCGACCAAAATATTGACAACAGAGCTGAAGAATACGGAACTGGGAAAGTGGGGAAGCCGAGATGATCATCCGGCGGGATGGGTGGAGATGGCCCCGAATATTTCCGGATTCAGACAGAACATGATGATCAAGGACGCTGCCTCCGGAGAAATTTTCCACATCTCGCGAGGCTTGTACGTGCCGAAGGTTGTAGCGGATGCGATGAAGCCGATTGTCGAACGTAATGCCCTGTCCGATATTCCTGGATTCTCAATCATCCGGAAGGCCCAAGCTTACGTAAAGGCCGTCGAGCTTGGACTTTCCGTCTTCCACATGAAGGCTCTTTCGATCACAGCTTTCAACAATATGAGCTTCTCTGACTTCGCCAGGGCGCTGAAAGCTGATATCCAGTCTCCGGAGTTTGCTGCGGCAGAGAGATCGGCGGCGGCGGACGGACTGACAACCACGAAGACTACCACTCCATACGAAGCATACGAAGGACTGAAGCCATCCAGCTTTCCTTCTCGCTTGGATGTGATTCGTGGCAAATTCCCACTGAAGCAAATGGATTCTTTGGCGCATGCGCTGACACATGAAACCTTCGACGTGATTCAGCGTAAGTTCAAGGTGATGGACTTTTCTCTCAAAGAGGCAGCGTGGCTAGCTAAGCATCCCGAGGTTTCCGATGCGGAATACATGGCTGCCCGGCGTAGCATAGCCAAAGAGGTCAATGCAGCCTACGGCGGACTCAACTGGGAAATCATGGGATGGGGAAAGAATGCGCGGGAACTGGTACGGGCCGTAATGCTCGCGCCGGATTGGACTTTTTCTAATGTGATGAACCTCAAGTATACGGGAGAAGGAAGCCCGGGAGGCGCTGCGGCTCGTATGTTCTGGGTAAAGTCTTTCACCACCGGAATTGCGCTTACCCAGGCGATGAGTCTTGCGGTCAGCGGCCAGCTATCTTCTCATCCTACCGAGGTCTATTACGGTAAAGACGACAAAGGAAAAGATGTCTATGCTAATTGGTTTTTTGCCGGGGCTCCAAAAGATCTGAGCACATGGCTCGATCATATTCGAAAAGATGGGGCGATTACCGGTACGGCAAATATGATCTCCTATAAGTCTGGTCCGATTGTCGGCACAGCAATTGGTCTCAGAATAAACAGAGACTGGAGAGGTAAACCGATCACAAAGCCGGACCAGGGCATGCTGGAGAAGACGCTTCGAGAAACTCAGTATGTCGCCGGGCAGACTGTTCCTATTCCTTTTTCGATCAAGAACATCGAGCAGATGATTACCGATCCGGACAAGGATTTCTCTTACGGAGATTTCCTTGCCTCCTTTGTTGGAGTGAATGTGATGCACGAGAATCTCCCGGTAGTCAAAGGCGCGAGAAGGAAAGAATCGTTTCACCTTCCGGGAGTGCAGCGCTCTGGGAGATCTACGAGACCGGGAGTGGTGAGAAGATGAGAGTCATACATCAAAATCTGATTGAGCTGATGTCATTCGGCATGTTCTACAGCAATGATGAATGCCCCTATTGGTGGGTATGATGGAAGATCTGTCGACGAAGAGTGTTTGCGTCTGCGATAACGGCTTGTTCCAGGAATTGGCAAGAACACTCACTAATTCCTTCGGTAAGGTCTATTACACCTCTCCATGGGTGACAGATTATCCCGTATCCTATCATACCGAACTGGGAGAAGGCTTCTCTGAGTATGAGCGCATCGCCGACATCTGGGGGATTATCGACGATGTCGATCTGTTCGTGTTTCCCGATATCTATCAGGGCTCTCTGCAGGAATATCTTGCCAGTCGGGGAAAGCGAGTGTTTGGCTCCCGCAACGGCGATGAACTGGAGCTCTACCGCAAGGAGTCTAAGGCATACTTCAAGACTCTCGATTTGCCGCAGGGGGATTATGAAGTTGTCAAGGGGATGACGGCACTTCGCCGATACATCAAGAGCCGCGATAAGGAAAAGCTGTGGATCAAGATTAGTCTGACCAGGGGCGACACGGAAACCTTCTGTGCCGAGGGATACGACATGGTCAAGAACCGGCTTGACGATTTGCAGGCGCGATTTGGCCCGACTGCGGAGTATCGCGAATTTATCGTAGATGATCATCTTCCTGACACGTTCGACCTAGCAATTGACACGTATTGCATTGACGGAAAGTTTCCTTCCCGGTCGCTTCTTGGAAATGAGCAGAAGGACGAAGGCTACATCGGAGTGGTGAAGGACTGGAAAAAGATGCCTCCGAAGTTGGTTGACGTCTACGAGAAGCTTAGCCCGACGCTGGGAGAATACGGCTATCGCAATTTCTTTGCTGTCGAATGCCGAACCGGGAAAGACAATCTCTATGTCAGCGATCCCTGCATGCGGGTAGGATCTCCCATATTCGAACTTGAATTGAACATGATTACAAATCTTCCAGAGATCATTTGGGAGGGATCCGCCGGCAATCTCGTCGATCCTGAGTACAAAGGCAAGTACGGATTTGAAGTCATCCTGCAAAGTCAATGGGTAAATGAACATCCCCTATTGGTACAGTTCCCCGAGAACTACCGCGATCAGATTAAGTTCCGCTACGCAACTCAGTTCCCGGATGGCCTATGGATCATGCCGCAGCGGCAGGGCCCGGCCTTCGGATCGATCGTATCGTATGGGGAGAGTATTGACGATTGCGTTGCCGAAGTGACTGAAATCAGCGAACAGATTAAAGGCATCCAGGTTGAATCGTTCACGGGCAGCGCGGACAAGTTGAAGAAAAATCTGGAGAAATTTGCCGAATGGGGCATAGACTTCTGAGAAAGAGGGATTTATGCGCAAATGGATTTTTGTATTTCTGCTGGCCGTTCTTCCATCTTCGCTGTGGGCGGCCGGCACGTGTATTGTGAGCGATGTTTCAAGCACTCAGATTGCCAGCCTGAGCAACCGAATTGCCGATCCGGCGACAGTGATTATCACTTTGACATGTACGGCGGATTCTTCTGCCGCAACATTTCCATCTACCACAGTCTCTCTCAGTGGATCCTACCCCACCTCATCTCTCAATACGTACAATCTAACAGGATACTTCCTGTATCAGGTGGGAGAGACCCCGGGCACTACAGCTCCAACGAATGGGTATACGGTAACCATTAAAGATTCCACCCAGTTCGCTCTTGACCTGGGATTGCTTTCTTCGAATGGAAGTTCTTCCTCTGCTTCGCTCGCGACCATTGCCAATGCCACAACCAGCTTTCCTATAGTGCGGAGTTCCCTGACGGTAGCCATTACAGGAAATGCTGTGAATAGTGCCAATATCACATTGGATCTGATATTCCGAGCATCCGGAGTGGTGACTACAGCGGTCGCTCAGGGGGCAGCCAGTACAACCTCCCCATGGACAATCACTCCATCTCCAACAAAGTATTCGTTCGCGGCTCTTTCCTCCTCCGTCCAGGCATCGCTCTCGACGGCCGTAGTGGTAAAAAATAACTCTGGCAACGTATATGGAGTGATGGCACTGAATGGTGCGGCCTCAACTTGCTGGATACAATTCATCAACGCAGCTTCGGCGCCGACTCTGGGAACTAATGTGATTTTTTCTATCCCACTGCCAGCGTCCACAACTCAGCCCGTCATGGTTAATCCTGGAGATTTCGGTCTAAGCAATTTCTCTACCGGTATAAGTGTCGGTATCGCAACAACAGCTACAGGAAATTCTGCTTGTGGGACAGCGGGAAACATCACGGTATTTTATAGCTAAGCAAAGGTGGCGACGTGAAGCGTATATTCGTTTTGATTTTTCTATTGTCCTCTATGAGTTGCTGGGCTACGGTGACGAGCCAGAACTTCACAGTATCGTATACTTGCACGGGAACAACGGGGCCATACGCTTTTACTTTCCCCATCAGCGATCCTACGGCATTGAATGTCAACCAGAACGGGATTGTTCTATCCTCTTCTTCTTATACTTCGACGCCGGTGAACAATAATTATGCAAATGGTGGAAGCGTAACTCTATCGCTGGCGTGCCCTAATGGTCAGACTCTGGTAATATCTCGCATAACTCCTCTCACGCAGGCAAACGTGTTCACAGACAATATGCCTGTACCGATGAAGACGTTCGAGCGCAGCTTGGACAAGCTGACAGAGATCACGCAAGAGCAGTCTCATCCGGGGTGTAAGACCGATGGGGCAAATGGTTTCGATTGTTCCGGTTCGATAGTGGCAGGAGGTTCGATAACGGGAGCGTCGCTAAACAGCACATCTCCACTATGCAATGCCGCCAATCCATATCTTCAGTATAACGGCATATGTGGGACTGGAGCTGTCGTCCCCGTCAACCTTACATCGAAGATTCAAAATCAAGTGGTAATCGCTGAACAGTTTGCATCCCTGAATGCTGCAATTGCCGCCTGCCCATTGTATCCTTCCTGCACTGTGCAGATAGATGAGCAGGTTTCCCTATCGGCAAATCTGGTTGTTCCTAGTACTGTGGATTTAACTTTCAACCAACCTGGAGCGGTCAATCTTCTATCGTACACATTGACTATAAACGGTTCGGTTTTGGCTCATCCGTACAAGATTTTCTATGGCGCAAATGGTACCAACCTTACGTATGGAGAGATGATTTGGAGACCGTTTGCGGAGTGGCTTGGAGCGGCGGGCGATTGGAATGGAACGGTAGGAACTGACAATATAGGGTCATTCAATTACACCCTTCAGGCATTGACGAGCGGATGCATGCAGCTTCTTCCATTGACTTATATGGTGTCAGGTACTATTACGGTCAATAAGGACAATACTGGCATCTGCGGTTCCGGTGGAGGATACGGATATCAGGCAGGTGTCCAGGCGGGTGTTTCTATCATCGAATCAACCTCGGCATCTGTAGACATAGTGGACGTAGTCGGTAATCCCGGAACAAGTACTTATCTGAAGTGGCCAGTTCTTCGAGACTTCGCGGTACAGAGAAACGTGTTGCCCACGGGAACGACGGCGGGGATTTCCCTGAATTACACGTGCGGAGCAATCCTTGACGGGACAACTTCGCAGGACAGCATAAGAGACTACTATTTCCATGCGAGCCCGGCATGCGGCAGCGGTCATTTCAATTACAATTCTGCCGGGTGGGGATTCCTTAACGTAACTGCATATACTGGGTTAAGTGTTACAGGCTTCTATGTAGATAGCGCAGACGGCGTAGAGATGGCATCCCCGACCTTCTTTCGCAACAGTTCCTCAAATAACCTGACATCTACTTCTTATACGCAAACAGGCATGTTTGTTGATGGAAGTGCGATTCTTGATCTCGAATCGGACGGACTGCAGACGGCCAATAATTCGATTGGCATCAACGTGACGTGCACCAATCCGGGAATTAATAACCAGTGCGACGATTTGCATTTCCGTAACTCCACTCTCGACGGAATAACCCTTGCGGGAATCGCGCTCAATAACGTAGTCGTAGACACAAAAGGAACCGTCGACTTTGTCGGAGGATGGATAAGCGTTGGCAGAGGATCGAATGGGCACGGAGTTGATATAGAAAATTCAAGCGGCATTCGCATCGCAAACATGCAGATCACTGGAGTTTGCTGCGTAAACAGTGATGGAATCCTGGCTCAGAACTCAGATACTCTCACATTGATAGGTAATACGATCCTTGATAACGGAAACAACGGTATCCATCTTGTCGGCGTATTTGGATCTACTATATCTAGCAATACGATTCTCAATAACCGCATGAACATGAATAATGCAGTGTGGATAGAAGGAGCTTCTCATGCTGATACGGTTATCGGGAATACCGTCAGCGTAAATAATGCAACGATAACTTACGGGTTTAATCTTGGGGCCAGTACCACTGAATTGCAGTTCTGTTCTAATACCGCCGCCGCTGGATCTGGAGGGACAATTTCCACAGCCGTGACCGATGCTGGGACGTCGAATGGATGCACGTTTGGCTGGGGAAATTCGGTAACTACGTTGAGTACTATTGACGGTAGCTGGAAGACGCACCAGATTGGCGCCAACGGAACGCAATACAAGATTCGTCAAGTTGTCCCTATATCGTCTGGATGCACAGCTACAGGTGGAATTGGCAATAGTTGCTCTTTTACGGTCACATTTCCGAAAGCTATGCCTGATACCTCCTACAATGCTTCGTGCATGGTCTACGTCGCAACAGGATCTGGATTTTTCGGGGGTAAATCTTCACCAAGCACATCTGGATTTACGCTGAATTTCATCAACGTTACAGCATCCAGCAATACAGTGAGCACTGGAATATGTGAAGTTTTTGAATGAAATATTTATTTGCTTTGGAGGCATCGTGGACGATCAAGAAGAGGGAATAGAAAAAGTGAAAATCACAATTTCGATGCATAGTGTGCTTAAGTATTGGCACATTTGGTCGGCTATTGTTACCGCTACAGTGGCTGCTATCGTCTATGCTATCGTGTGGTGCGCTAATATGACTTTTGATGTCCGACAGCTTAAGAATGATGTCCATGAAATAAAGCAATATGTAGTGCCTCGCAGGGGATACACGGAAGATCCTCAGCAAAGCTCAAACAAGAAACTTCCGCAGATTTCGGATATACCCCAAGAATACACAGGAGGTAAATGATGGGAGACGAAGAGCAAGCCCCTGATCCTACGGGAAATCCATTCCCGCCGCCGCCGCCGCCGCAACCATGTGCAGAGGAAAAACCCATCGAGAAGATTGTCGATGAAATTATCCCGCCAACAGAGGAAGCATAATGTTTCAAGTTTCGAAGTTTGTTGCACGTCTGCGAATCGTCGAGGGCGACCGCCTGGATGTCTACCGTGATCCGGTAGGCATCTGGACGACTGCCCACGGATTCAACATGGAGCAGCCCACAGCTCCGGAAGTGTGCGCCAAGTGTGGGATCGATTATGACGAGGCAATGGCGCTCAAGGGAACCAGGCAGCCGGCCATTACCGAAGAACAGGCCGTATGCTTGACGATGAGCCACATGGCGAAGCTGCTTCCGGAAGTTCGCAGGGCGCTACCGGATTTCGAATCCTATAGCGATGCCCGGCAACTCGCCCTGATGGATGTCGCATGGGTGGGTATCGGAACATTCCTCGGGTTCCACAACATGCTTGCCGCCGTGCGAGCGCAGAATTGGCCTCTGGCGGCGTCGGAGCTGCTGAACTCTCACTTGGCAGTGCAATGGGGGCATCGGGCTCAGGAAGACGCCCAGATGCTCAAGGAAGGATAGACGCAATGGGAACACTGAATACAATCGCATCGGTAGCAGGAGCAGCAGCCAGCGGGCCGCTGAGCGTCGTAGGCATCATCGGCTCTCTGGTCAGTAAGGCGCTGGATTTCATTCCTGATCCGCAAAAGAAGCTGGAACTTCAGTCTCATGGCCTAGACCTTCAAGCGCAGGCTCAGGCCCAGGAACTGGACGCTATGACGAAGCAGGTGCAGGCTTCCGCCGCAGCACAGGCCGATGCTCACCTGTCTCGTATTCGATCATGGTTTTGCTTGGTCATCTGCGCCGCCATCCTGTACAACATGATCCTGGTTTCTCTGCTGAACGGATGGTTCCATCTGGGATTGGTGCCGCAGAATATTCCCACCAATCTGCTCGTCATCTTTGCTGTGATCATGCTCGGCTTGGTTGGGGTTCCCAGTGCTTTGGCGATGGTCAAGGATGTAATGGGGATGCCTGGGGATTCCCAGGTGAGCATCATGGGCGTCAAGGTGGCAAACAAGTCATGATCTGTATTCGGATAAGATGGCTGTATTTCCTTAACTGGCTGAAGTCTAAGATCAACGCATTCATGGATTCAAATTGATCACGGAAAGGAGCAGTAGAGCCAGAGCAAAGCCCGGTTAAGCGCCGGGCTTTTTATTTGGCTTGACTTTTAATTGGACAATTTTCTTTCCGTGCTCAATCCCTTCGTCGAATCCTTTCTGGTACGCCTCAGCCAAAGCTGACGTATGATCAAGGATCAATTCTTTGATGGCATCCTCTCTACACTTCTCAATATTCTCATTGAGAACTTCGCGAAACTTTGTCGGAGTCCCTCCGCCGATTATGAACAGCTCGTACCAGTCCCATTTGATCCATTCTTGCTCGCCATCCCATCGCAGCCGGACACCGCGAATGTCGCATTCAATCTCAATGTACCCGCTCAAATTCGGATCATAGCTTGTGCTCTCGACGGTATCGCGGATGGATAGCTTGCGGACTGTCACTTCTTCTTCTCGTACTCTGGGTTGACCGGAGTCGGGAACCTGCGCTCATGCTGCAGCAAGTTATTCAGTTGTGATCTTAGAGAATCAAGATTCAGCTCAGGCTGCGTCTCGATTGAGTTCTTCGATTCCCGATTCTCTGGAGGTTTTAATTCTTCGAGTCCGTACATAACAATCCTTTATGGCTGCCGAGGAAGCACATTGTCGCAGGTTTTACTCAACACTAAATACTGTTCTTTGTTCTCTACATAGTCTGGTGCTGCGCAGACAATCCGATCGAGCTCTTTACTTTCCTTATGATAAGACCGGCAAATAGGACCGCTGTCAACTGGATGATAAGTTAGAGAATAGATCTCGGAGATGCATTCATAAGCCTTGCTCGTATTTCTGTAAGCTAGATCTATATAATTGAGATCCCAGGCTTCGCGCTTACTGTTTAAATCTATCTGATTATTTGTCGAATAATTAGCCTTACTATATTCCTTCTGTGCATTTTCAATGGATATGTTGTTCCTGTGGATGCATATACCCATATAAACGTAAAATCCAATAAGCGCGAACGGTATTAATACCAAAAAGCAGTATCCGATATAATCGATATATTTCCTCATCCTACCTTTTCCTTTCTATGATGTTCGAATATGTTCTTTCAGCCGCACGATCTCTTGGTTGGCCTCGGCGAGTTGCTTCTTGAGTTCCTCTGTGTCGAGCGCCCATCCAAGCAACACTCACATTCTACCCATCCTGCTTCTGGATTGTACCAATGACCTGAATGCCGTACAGGGTTGGCGCGCTCGTGCTCCAGGCGTGCGATGCGCTCGATCAGTAGCGCGTCCTGAAGATCGTCGTCTAGCCATTCTCCTCTATTGTCGGCGGCACGTTCGCTCATCTCTTTACCTTTCTGCTATCCGCATGCATAGCTCTAACTTTGCGCATCATTTTGTGGTGACCGATTCCGCCATTGGCAAGTCGGTCGAGAATGTCTTTCTGCGCTTCGTAGTCGAATGTTGCAATCAACTCTTGCAGCCGGTTCATTTCTTCAACTTTCAAGCTACCTTTTATAATATTGCACTTCTGGCAATACAAGAGATTGAGATTATCCAACCCCAATCCGCCGCCGCGTGATACTGGCACTGTGTGATCAAGTCCGACAGTGCAGTAATTCATTGGTATGCTGCATACTCGGCAGACGATGACTCTGCTGCCGATTTGCACCTGCATCCATGTGCGCAGCTCGGCAAGCGTAAATGGCAAATCTCTGCCTGGGTCAACAAGCTTACCGCACACCCACTTTGGTCCGAATCGCTGCACCATGCCGCTGTAGAGGTTTGACGTGCGCCGGTTCCAGTTCATCTGGGGAACTCCCTATGCGATTTGCCGTCAATTGATGGCGTAGGAACTTTACGGATTAGGGATTTTCGCTTTGACGCATTTACATGAAACAGTCAAGTGCTTTTCGTTGAGCTCAACTATTGAAGTATATGGAATATCTCCGTTAAACGTGCGGCCCACCTTAGGCCCTCCTTTTCTGTTTCGAATACAGCACACTTGAATTTGAGATCTTCTGGTCGGGCGACCGCAGCATCAGCCCGTAAATGTCTTCCCTGGGCACATCCTCAAGCAGATATTTGCCTCTATACGGCATCTGCGCCTCCTGGTAGACCGATTCATCGGCGCGGGATGAATCGGTAGCGCTGAGCGGCTCTGGAGTGGCAAGGATACCTCGTTTTAATGTCGATACCGTTACCCATTGCATAATCGCTATCCCCTCCTGATTTCGGTGAGCACGCGGCGATCATGAACATCAAGGGCTTTGTTGCGTTCGGCATATTCCGAGACTTGCCTGCCTCGTGACGCTGACCAGTCAATAAAACAGGTACAGCGCTTTACGGCATTCTCGATTTCGCCGGCGATCCCATGAACTTTCACGAAAAGGAATCCGGAGCTCGTGCATTTCCCGCATGAGACAAATTTGTCGCCGGCCTCTGCACGGGCCTTGATTGTTTTCGCTCGGGTCAGAAGATCGGCGATTTGAGGAAACATTGAGCCCTTCGGCTTATGGGTGAAATCATCGATTTCGATTTGCGCTTGCCAGTCCTGAATAGCGGAAATCAAATACTGTGGCTCAAAATGTGAGAAATGCTGCTTCCACGCCTTAAGCTGAGAATCGTCCGGCTGCTTTCCGTAGGCTCGAATTGTTTCGCCGTATATTTCCTTGACCGTCATGATTCTCCTAGTCTGGATGTGCAGCGAGCCAAGCCTGCATATCGAATGCCCCGTTCGCTTGCTTTTTCTTTTGCCATAACCGCGGATCTCTCCACAGTCCCTCTCCGAAAAATTTCTCTGCTCCCCTGGGACAATCAAGTTCGCCGCGCAACTTCGCCTTTTCATACTCTCGCCAAGCGATGATCATTGCGTCCCGAAGTTCGGGAGCATCTCTTCCTTTCGCCATTTCGGCCCTGGTGACTTCGTAGAGATTGCGCTGAAGCTTGTCGCCCGAGAGGCAGAGTTCGCACAAGACAGCACGAGAAACTTCATCGGGAGAAATAGATTCTTGATTGATTACAGATACATCTACAGGAACAATTACACGCGCGTGTGTCCTGACTCTGGCCACACTCATGTCAGACTCTGTACAGACTCCGTCCACACTCTGGCCAGACTCTGGATGCTTCCTTCCTTTTCTTTCAGATACTTCCATTGCTTTAAGCCACTCTCTCATTTGCCTGTCGTTAAAACAACGGTTGTTATCAACCGTGAAGTGTTCCATAATTTCATCCCGGAATTGAGGCCATCTTTTTCCTAATCCCGATAGGCGAGCAAGCATCTTTTCGTCGATTGGAAGCTTCCCATCTTCCGATTCCCATTGAGACATGAGCAACTGATGGTATCCGCGATAGGCCCCGTCTGACATGGATTGAACGGACATTGAACCGCGCCAAGCGTCAATCGAATGTGGATACCACGTCTTCCATCTGGCAGGAGGCATTTACTTTAATCCTCTTAAAATCATCCACTTCCCTCTTTCCAGGAGATGAGGTCGCCGCTGGAAACAGCGACCCCTGAAGAGGATGAAAGCGCCCAAGGAAGGGCAAATAAACTATACCACAGTTCAAAATGGAATCGTATCGGCCATTGCGTTTATCGGTTCTTCGGCTGTCCGCAATTTCTCGATCTCGGCGTCTAGTAGGGCGCACATGTGCTCATTAGTGCCGTGGTTGACTTTCATCCACGCTGCGCGCTTTTCTTTGTCCCATGGTAGGCGCTCCAGCTTCTGCAGGTAGGATTCCTTGCGCGGATCTTCCTGGAACTCCGCAGGGCTCGAAATGGACCGCGTCCTGTCGACCTGCTGCTGCCATTCTCCTTGAGGCTTATCTCCAGCAGTCATGGGAATAATCCGTTTTGTGCCTGGCTTCGGCCCTCGGCGCTTCGGCGGCGCAGGTGCCGGAGATGCTGTTTCCGTAATCAGCGACTGCAAGAATTCTCGGAATTCAGCTGTTGTTATGTCGACTTCGACTTCTGCTAATGAGAATCTGGCGATGGCATCCTGCTTTGCCTGCGCCAGCTTCTCTAATTTCTCGGCTTGCTCTCTCGTCATTTAATCAGTCCCTCGAAATCTTCGTCTGTGAGGTAGCCATCCAGCGCACTGGCTTGCCTCTGTGGTTCCTCGTCGCGCTGGGCGGCCGGCAGTTCGAACGGACCTGCAATCTTGCGCAAGCGCTCGACTGCTTCATTTATTTCTTGGTTGAATTGTTGCACTGCCTGCTCTAATGGTTCAAGGTTTGCTTCTGCGCGGGTCAGGCGAATTACCATGAGTCGTAGAGGCTTGGGAACCTCCGGATTGAATGAGGCGAAATCCCACCATTCACGTTTCGTAACAGACAGTCCTGAGCGCACTTGAGGAAGATGCTCTTCTGGTATTACGCCATCCATGATCCATTGTAGGTGAGTACCAGCCTTGGGAGATTTAAGCTCTAAACCTCCTTTGTCTCCTATTAGCCCATCAGGACTGCATCCATACCGTGCAATGGTGTCATGCATGGCAAACCCGATCTGCTCAACCATGACGCCCTCTTGCGTCTCGTATGCTGCCCGGGCGAGAGGTTCCCGCTCTAGACCCTCCTTCATCTCGCGGGACACGTAATTGTCTTGGATCGCCACACCTGTTAGAAGCTCGGCAAGCTTCATACGGAAATACGTCTTGCGCTTGGATCCCGGTTCGCCTTTTTTCGTGAAATCAAGCACTGCGGCCATGTGCGATCCTGTCACAAATCCACAGTGCGCTTGGAACCATGCTGCTGATAATTGCTGGCAATTGATGATTTTCATGCTTCCTCAATAAGCGATCGAGATGTGCGGAATCTGCTTCTTGACGATGGCTTCGATAAGCTTCTTTCCGAATTCCTCTGGAATTCCCACTTCGACCATTGCAGCCAGCGCTTCGCGATTTACCTTCGCTTGATTGGCGCGATTACGAGCACGCGCATCAGCTTCCCGGGCCTCCTTTAGCTTTTCTTGGGCGACACGTAGCCGCTCGGCTTCGATAGCCTCCTGCATCTCTTCCTCGGCCTTTTTCCGTGCTTCGGCAGCTCTCTCCTTCGCTGCCTTTTCTTCCTGGATTCTCCTCTCTTCTGCTTGACGCAAGGCTTCCTGCTTTTCCTGCTCAAGTCGAAGACGTTCTTCTTCGCGGCGCCGTTCAGCATCTGCAAGTTCCCGTGCTGCCCGTTCTTCTGCGGCGATCCGCTCGGCTTCGGCCTGTTTCGCCCGCGCTTCGGCCAAGAAACGTTCTTCCTCGATCCTGAGACGCTCGTCTTCGGCTTGACGACGCAGTTCCTCTTCTCGATCCCGCGCTTTGCGCTCAGCTTCTTCTTTGGCCTGGCGAGCAATCGCTTCTTCGCGTTCGCGTGCTTTTCGTTCGGTCTCTTCCCTGCGCAGTCGTTCGAGTTCTTCACGCTGAGCAATCGCTTCCTTTTCCCGGGCAAGCGCAGATTGAAGTGATCCCAGGGCCTGATCAATAGCAACTTGTGCAGGCTTGCTAAACTCTTCAAAATTTCGCCTACTGATGATCAAAATCTCAGAAATCTTGGCCTCAATCACTGCTGGAATGCAATCCAATTCCGACGTAAGCATGGCAATCGTATGAATGTGTGAAATTGCTGATTCATGCCCTGCAATGCGCTCCTTCTCCGCATTTTCCCATTCGGTGAGCGGTTGGCGGATCTCTTCCTGGAAATCTTCAAGATCATTCCAGATACGAAGACCTTCTGCGTCGATTTCTCGCAGGCTCTTTTTTGTATCGGCGACAAGCTCTTTGCGTTTTTCGTCTATCCTGTTTTTTGCGCTGCCAATTTGTCTGGCGAGAGATGCCAGTTGCTTACGCTTGGCCGCTGTCGATATATCTAGAGATTCTGCGCGTTTACGAACCTCTTCCTTCATTGCAGAAATTAGTGGATCGCTGCCGTTTGGCTTGAAAAACTCGACAGGCGTAATAGCCTGCAATGATTGCACGGTGGCCAGTTCTGCGCCGACTGATATTACTTCCTGCTGCGGTTTCGATTCAATTCTCACTATAATTCCCCCAATCTCTTATTTTTTGCCGCGATAAAATCGCGGGTCGCTTTTGTGTCGCCTGCCGACTCTGCAGCATCCAGAGCAGATAAGTAGAGCTGTTCTAATTCTCTTTTATTGGCAGCATTCTTAATATTGTCGATATGGCGAATGTAATCATGTTCGCTGACTGCTCCCGCCTGCTTGCCGCCTCCCGATGGGTTGCCATCATTGTCCATGCCAGATGGAACGATTCCGCAGGTGGCAAGAAACGTATACCGCTCCAAATAGTAGGTAGATGACCCCACGCCCTGAATAGGGTTCTTGCCGCCACTCTGGTCCGCAGGTCCAGCTAACGATGCGCCTTCCTGCTCATGTCCTAAGCGGTGTCGAAGTATACAAGTTACGCGGACTCTACCGTCAGGAAGATCAGCTGATTTCCATTGGTGCGTGATTCCGACCTTAAGCAGAGCCGGGATAAGAAGATCACACGCTTTGTCTAACTCGACATGCCAATAATCGGTACTGCCGCCCGATTTATTAGAGAAGCTTACATGCCTGGTTTTGAATATCCTGGGAACATCGGCCTTGAATTGCTCGAACGCCTTAGCGAACTCAACTTTTGCTTGTCGGTCCAGCTTTTCCCACTCAAATCTCTCGTAAGATTGGCGTAAGCTTTCCTGCCTCGTCTGGAGCTCGACAACTTGCTTAGCAAGCTCTACTGCCGCCTGCGGGTCTGTAACTTTGCGCGAAAGCTCTGCTAGCAATTCCATTCCAGTAGGCGTGCGCGTTGCGAGTTGCGATTTATCGTCGGTCAATGTACCTCCTGTATGCTTAACACTTCGCCATACTCCTCTTCGCAGAAGTCCCAGGCAGCATAAAGAGTTCTACTTGTCACTGTCACTTCTTTCTCTTGCTCGCTCCGGTCGACATAGCAGACAAGCCATCTGCGTTTTGTTTTCTGTTTCATACTTCCTCGATGACGACGCTGCAGCGATGTAGTGGCAGCAGGCATAAATTGTCGCTATGCTGGTGAACGCATTCAGTGTGAGATGGATAATCACAGCGATTGTCTGGACCGTAACACCGGCAGTATCTTGTAATCCTATTTGCTTCCGAAGGTGCCTGACCTAATGACTCAAAATTAATGTTTGCTGATTTGAATTCTTGGCGAGCAGATTCAGACTTCAAATTAGGTGGTAAAATATCATTTTTAAGCGCATCTCTCTCATTGATACGCGCGAGCTGCGTTGCGATCTCCTGCAGCCAGCTATTAAGACTTAGATTCCCTGGATCCATGTTCTGAATCTCTTGCGCTGTCATTTAGTCTCCTCTGCATCGTGCTCGACTACACCGATTTCGTGACCGTTTTCGATCATAAAGCGCAGAATCTTCCCGTACTCCTCAATCTGCGCTTCGCTGTATCCATTGATTTTGCCGATTACGACATAGTGCTCAAGCCATTCGTCATGAGAATGAATTTCACAGCCTATCGAAATAAATCCCTTTGAATGCTGTATAGCAAGATGCCCTGACCCCTGTATCGCCAGGGGAGAGTGATCCATTCTGGCCCCGTCGCCGATGCTGGCCCCGTCGCCGATGCTGGCCCTGGCGCCGATGCTGGCCCTGGCGCCGATGCTGGCCCTGGCGCCGATGCTGGCCCTGGCGCCGATGCTGGCCCTGGCGCCGATGCTGGCCCTGGCGCCGATGCTGGCCCTGTCGCCGATTCTGGCCCCGTCGCCGATTCTGGCCCCGTCGCCGATTCTGGCCCTGGCGCCGTCAGGTAGTAGTCTCCATCCATCGCCGTCAACCGGAATAGCGAAAATCTCCGCGTTGCTTAACAGCTTGCCGTTTTTAAGTAGTATGCTCATAGATCCTCTCTGTAGGATATTAATCGACATACCTTTTATGCGCAACAACTATTTTCATTATTTTTCGATTGACCGAAAATCGGCATACATTCTAGAATGTGCATATGACGAGACCGATAGGAAAGTATACAGTGCAGCAGCCAGTGCGGGTGAAGTCTGAGCGCGTGGGCATCTATTTGCAGGCTGAAACTAAAAAGGCGATTCGTGGGCTGCAGCGCAAACTTCGACAGCCAGGCCAGAAATATCCGAGTACCAGCAATATCATATCTCTGGCGATCGGCGAGATGTGGGAGCGCTTGAAATGAATATCGTATACGATCTTTACAGGGAGAGCAACCGCCCTCCCTGTTCCTCATCATGCTATTCCCTTCCATTTCATCCATCTGCGCTGAAGTTCTGCCTTAGCCTCTGGGCTTGATAGCCTGTCGAAGCATGCAACTGTCAATTCTGGCATTATGTAGTGCATGCCATCCCAAAGTCCTCCTCCATATACTCTGGAGTCGCAATAAAAAGCATCAGCTATTTCGGCGCAGATAATGCAGGTATTGATGGCGCATGTATCGCCATCGTATTTTCCCCAGTAATGCTCATACTTGTCGCCGGGCATAATAGTCTTTAGGCATTCGCAACACCGATGTGGCTTGCGAGCTTTACGAATGCTAATGTGGCAAAATTCCGAATATCCATCTTCCTCGCTATAGAGGCAGGCTCCGCAGTCGCTCATTGTTTACCCTCCGATTTAGACATATCCACGTCATTTCATCATCAGCGCGGCAGCCCTGGCAAATTCAAACGCTGCCTTCCTTTCGAGAGACTTATCTGATCCATCATCTGGAAATTCGGATGTATTACTGACGAGTATCCCGCCTTCCGCTTCCCATTGTTCCAAGCTTTTAAATAGGCATCCCATCCTCACCCATCGAGAGCCATCCTCAAATAAGACTGCCCACACTTGATATCGATATAGTCCTGCATATACCCGTATCGCCTTAATTTTGGCGTCACGGAGGACAGCGTCACGGAGGACAGCGTCACGGAGGTCAGCGTCACTGAGGACAGCGCCACTGAGGACAGCGCCACTGAGGTCAGCGTCACGGAGGACAGCGCCACGGAGGACAGCGTCACTGAGGTCAGCGTCACGGAGGACAGCGCCACTGAGGACAGCGCCACTGAGGACAGCGTCACGGAGGACAGCGCCACTGAGGTCAGCGCCACGGAGGACAGCGCCACTGAGGTCAGCGCCACTGAGGTCAGCGTCACGGAGGACAGCGCCACGGAGGACAGCGTCACTGAGGTCAGCGTCACGGAGGACAGCGCCACTGAGGACAGCGCCACTGAGGACAGCGTCACGGAGGACAGCGC